GACCTTGACCCGGACCGCTATCGTTGCCGTATTCGCTGAGGATATCGTTACTCATTATCATCTCCTTCGTCGTCATCCGTTTCATCAGTTGTTTCAGTTGCCGACGGGATTGCCTGAGTTGCCGAATTCTTTGGCGCGAACGAGTCATTGATTTCTTTCAACTCAGCAATGGCAGCCGCGTTGATATACTTGAGCGGCGGATGCCCAGAGGTATTTGCCCAGATATAGAGCAAAGCTTTTACTTGTTCATAGTCCATGATTGATCCTTTCAGTGCTTGCCTTGTGAACCTTTGTTATAACTCGTCTCGCTCTTCATCGGCGCCTCAAGTCCGCGGCCTTCATACATCGGGAGTGATGTGGTGCGGACTTGATGAATGCCGATCTCCGATACTGCACCGGGATTGACGGCGCGAGATTTGGGCTCAACTTTGGTTGACCCAACCATTGAGGTAGTTGCTCGACCCTGTTTCATTTTGGCTCCTGTGGTTTGGCTAATTGCCGGGTGTGCTCATAGCGGTTATTCGGGTCCTTGGCCATTTCGGCGCGGACCTTCTCAAATGCACCTCCGTCGGTGTGGAGGCTCTCGAGAATTTGGCGCAGGCGATCGTCACAGCGTTCGACTTCGCGGAGGACGTGGCCGGGGCACGGAAGGCCATGTTCGTCGTAGAGATTCTTCACGTCATGCATATCGTGCATGTACATGATAAACCGTCGCATCTTTTCTGGAACCTCAGCCTCAGCTTCGCGCATGGCGAATAGGGCTTCGCTGACAAGTTTGCGGATTGTGACCAATTCCCGCAAAATCACGGCGTTTACATCAAGGGTCTTTTCTTCTGACATTAAGCTGGTCCTATGATATATCCACGCGCGAATTGGTATGGATATGGACGTAGAGTTTGCACCGTAGTCATTTGTAATTCAACAGGCACCTTAACCTGTTTCGGTTGATCGAATGGTGCGTACCACCAAGCCGATGGAACGTTGGATGGGATGAAGTTAACCCGGAAGTTGAATTGGAGGCCAAATTGATCGTAGCATTTATATGTCGGTAGCTCCCACGCAACACGCCAAGCCATACCAGCGATTTTGGTTGGGAGCGTCGATGGAGGTGTTGGGAAGGCTTGAGTTTGCATCAACTCAATCTTCACCCGTTTTGGGAAATATGGATCCTCCCACTTACGGTTCCAAGCGTGTCCAGAAATAGGAGGAGGCAACGATCCGGGGTAGAGTGTTTTAGCTTCGGTTGGGATTAGCTGAACTGGAACCTTGCGCTGGTCAGGTTGATCGAATGGGCGCCACCAAGAAAGACCAGAATTTGGAACTGGAAGTGTGTCAGGAGTTAACACTTCCATTTCCGATTGCATTAGCTCAGGCTTAACGCGCAACGGGAAGTATGGCGGCTCCCAACCTTTCATCCAAGCAATACCAGAGATACCAGCAGGTAATGTATCAGGTGTCAACACCTCCATCTCAGTCTGCATCAACTGCGATGGCATCTTCTTCGGGAAGAACGGTGGCGTCCACGCAACCATCCACGGAATACCGGCGTTGGTATTCGTCGCTGCCGTAGGTACTGGTAGCGTGGTGAGGCTAGTCTGATGCTGTATCTGTTTCAATATGACACCTGCTGTACACCGGTATCATAATCCCACCACCAAGGACGTTGGAATACGGGAACGTCATAGGGTTCATTTGGTGTGGTGAAGTTTGCGGTCCATCGGGCGGTGCCTTTTGACAAGCGGCCTTCATCAAGCCAACCATTAGTCGAAGCCCAACCGCCACCTGCACCTCCGCCAAAGCCTAAGGCAGTAGTGCTAGCAAAGATTACATCTGTGCTAATCGCAGTTCCAGCTGAGGTTAGTGATGTGCCGTTTAGATAAAACTTGACCGCCCCAGCAGTTCGCACCCAAGCGTGATGATACCATTGACCTGTTGAGGGAGTAGAGGCTGCGTAAGATGTCGTCTTGGTTGTGCTTCCATCAGTGGTCCAGTTGAACTGATAATTGCCACTGAAAAATGCAAGACTAAATGAGCGTTGGCCTACTACACCCCATTTCTGAAAAAAGCTAATACCATTAGTACCGGCATCACCGGTTCCGTTAAACTGAATCCAATAGTCCCAAGTAGCATCTCCCGAACCTACGTCAAAATCAGTACTAGAAGCTGTATTTATGTATCCTGTCGCAATCTGTGCATTGGCTGTCGCAGCCCGAAGTGATGCTGTGCCGAATACAAATTGAGACGTGTCCGTTGTGGATTGCGTACCAACACGCGACCAGCTGTGAGCCGCTACGCCCGCACAATTGTCAGTAAAGGTTGTACCACCATTAGCCCCATCACAGTGAAGTAGGGTAGTGGTAAATTGATCGTTTCCGAACATCTCATTCCCAAGGCATGAGCAGCTTGCGAGATTGAACTTCCTCGCATTCGATTTTCTTCATAAGCGGAACACAATCCTTTCCGTCACACCTAGGGCAGATGTGACGGAAACAGTTGCGGCAAAAGGCGGCAGGTTTCATCTCAACCGACCCATCGACCTTAATCACAGCCACCTCTAACGGGCCGTTGAGCCCCGATTTGGTGAAGGTGATTGCGTTACAATGGGCACAGGTGAACGTGTCGTGTTCTTTGTCACGTTCACCGGGGGAAGTGATGATGCTATAGCCTTCGGCCCGTAGCATTACTGAGCGTCCAGAATTGCGCTCGAAAGCGCATCCTTGGCTTCTGCTTCGGACTTGCTCCAACCGCTAGAGATGCCAGTGTCCGAATCAACGGCACGAACATCAGTAGCGTTTACGTCTTTCGACGCAATGCCATCGGCTGGGATAACCAGAGGCTCTGGAAGATCAGGCAGCGGTGCGCGCTGTGAACGCGGCAGCTTCTTATTTGCCGCTACTGCATCATCATACGCTTTCTTGGCCTTGTCATAAGCCTGTTGGCGAGTTTCAAGAGTGACAGTCATAGTAGCTCCTTATTCCTGAACAAACATGGTTGCGCCAACCGTCGAGGCGTAGTTCGGAGATTTTGCGCGGAGTGCAAATCCCTTAAGGTTGACCGCCGCAACAATCAAGCACGAAGATTGATCACGAGCGATCCAGCGTTGCGTAGCGCGCTGGTTCAGTGGAAGGTAGAATACCGACGAGTTGGCTGTGATCGTACCTTCGGCCGTTGCGTTTGAACCATAGGTCAAAAGCGCTGCAGCATCACCGCCACCCTGATCGATTGGGTTTGGGGTGTTGGAGGTGATGGTGCCCGCTGCCGTCTGCGACGAGATGTCCCAATTGATTGGGCAATCCGTTGCGTTCGGGACGTTGTCAGCACCGACCTCGAGTTCGTAAATCCAGCCACGGCGAAGGGTGGTTGCACCAGTCGCAGCGGTAACAAGGTTGATAGTCTTAAACGAGGACGACAGATTCTGCTGCGTTCCCGCATTGGTGTTATTGAAGGAGTATTGTGCCATAAGGCATACCTTTCTATGAAGGGCCAATGACTCGCACACATTGTAAGACAAATGTGACGAGGGTTAGGTTGGAGGTTGATCTCACGTTGAAACCAAGGAAGTCATTTTGGTTGATCTGCGTGAGAGGTACACTCGGACCGTTGTTAGTATTCCAACCTGTGGGTGGCCCTGACGCCGCAGTTTGGTTGGTGAGGACTGGATAGTTACCACCACAGATTGAATTGGCGGCAGAAGGAACGGTACCAGTAAGAAGGTTTGCTTGGCTAACTAGCCATACGTCGATGGATATTGAACCGGGATTGGGAGAGGTTATGAACCAATTGTTGATTACAAGCCAGTCTGGGATTAGGAGGCCACCTTTATACCCGATGCCAAAGGTGTCAGTGCTACCGCCGATCACATACTCGATATCCGTAGGCGCGTCGGTATATTTCCAGCCAACAGTAGGACCGAGATAGGTCGCTACTGTTTGCGGAATACGCCCAGATTTATCTAAGTCTAGAGCCATTAGACTCTGCGTCCTTCACTTTTAGCAGCACTTTTATCACCAATCATAGCTGTCATCATCTGCTGGTTCTGCGCCATCATTTGCGTGATAGCAGTCAGCAGTTCGCTAACGCCTTCGATCTTCTGCGGCTGCGATTGCGTCTCGCGGATTTTTTCCATCTCAGCTTGGAAGGACTGGATCAGCGCATCGCCGTTCTGGCCTTCTTGGTTCGGCACATAGGTTGCCAGTTCGGACGATTGCTTCTTGGCTTCATCATCCAGCGGGATCATGTCTGGGGTGGGTTTGCCAATGAAAATGTAATCCCGGTTATCCGAGTTCGGATCATTGGTGACAATGATCTCTCCATCATCACGGCCAACGACGTTATTCCACGAAGCAGGGTCTTGCGGATCAAGAAGCGTAGGGACGTTGAACACGCGCTTCTTCGGCCGACCAGTTTGACGATCAACCTCCGAATATTCCCACTTGGCCGAATCGGTAAGATTGAGATAGTGAGCGCAGGCTAATTTCCATCGAGCCATTTTAGTCTCCTAGAATTGTGAGTAAAACACCTGAGCGGCAATGGTGTTTACGCTGGGGTTAACGCAAAGCGCGACACTTTGCGGAGTTTGAATACTTGCGAAATCGATGTGATCTGCGGACGGCGCAGATGACGTTACGTTTTGTGCAGGAGTGAGGGCGGTTGTGCTTGACCCACAATTCGAACCGGTACCGGTATTCATCGCCCACGTTCCTGAGGTACCTGTGTTGGTTACATGCCAACCACAGATGAAGATTCGCTGACCAGTTACGGCGGCAACGATCTGTTGGTTACCCGTAGAACCAACAGCGACATAAGCCATCTTGTTGCACAGGATGGAATTCGTTGGGCCTACGGTTTGTGCTTGGGCTGGCGCGAAGCCCAAGACTACTAGACATAGCGCCAGCCAAAGCTTTTTCATATTACTGTTCCGTCCAGAACATGTTGATGTTTACAACGCCAGAAGAGACACTGACAGCATTTAAGTTGATACAAATCTGCTGCGTGGTGCCCTTCTGTAAGATCAAGGAGTGGATAAACCACGCCATGCTCTCACCATAATCACCAGCGACAATGCCATTGTTAGCGGTCGTAGTGACAGCTAATGTCGGCAGAATCGAATCCAACAAAACTGGCGACGAATCGACGATCGTTGGATTTGCGGTGTATGCGGTAAGCGTTGCGGAAGACGCAGGATCAGCCGGATTGAGCTTACCGGCAACCGGTAGAGCCAAACCCGTTGCAGCGGTACCACCCGTATCTAACGAAGCACGGCGATACACCAAGAAAGGAGTGGTGATTGCCGTACCTGCCGTGCCCGAAATCTCGATACGCTTGATAGCGATATTGCGAGACGTACCCGGCGAGATACAGAAGATGTCCGTTGCGGATGCCGCAGGTACCAATGCGATTGCCGAAGCGCTATAGGAATATTGCTTCTGCACAGCCGAGATGGTACCAACTTGCGGCACAGTGTTAACCTGTGCGGTGGCAATGGTCCCCGAAAGGACCAAAGCCGAGAGCGTGAGAGGAAGTTTACGCATCGTAATCCTCCTTAGTTCGCAACAGTGATACCGGCGCCATAGCCGGACAGAGCACCACCAGTGCCAACAATCTGATCCACACGATCAATAACGATCTGGCATTCGATTGAGCCAGCACCATGAGTACCGACGGAGATAAAGCGCAGACGCAGATAGCGCGGCAGCACTTGCCCGGCGATTACACGCGGCACATCGATATTGGCGAGTTGCGAACCTGCAACGAGGGTGGCTTCGGCAATAGCCGGGCCAGTCCACATAACAGTGTACGAACCGGGTGCGCCAGAACCGTTATCCGGTGCGCCAGAGAGTTCAAGCTGTAGCGACGTACCGCCAGTAAAGGCTGCGGTAACGATAGCCGACAGTTTGAGCATCGGATCGTCGCCGACACCAATGTCGCGTGCACCACCACCGTTGGCCGAAGTCGGGAGACCCGCAACGCCAAGGTCAAGGATGTTTGACGCGACTTGAGTGCCGGTCGTCGGTGAGTCAGTTTGCGCTCCGGAGGTGATGCCACCGCTAGCGCCGTTTGAGGTACCTGTGAAGGTGAGTAAACCGTCGAGAATCATTTCATGCCTCCTTAGGTCACTTGCGCTTCGTTAGAGAGAATTGCGTCGCAAGTTCGCACAGGCAACCCACGGAAGGTGGTGATCACCTTACCTTGGAATTCCTCAAGACGAAGCAGGACGTTGGTTTTGTTCATCGCTTGCAGATCGAGATAGGTGCGTACGATGCGGTTGCAATATACAACAACACGACCCATGTTTGCACGGACTTCGGGAGTATCCGAGGTCTGAATTGCAGTTGCCTGCGCCGGTGCAGTTGGGAGACGATAGAGAGCGCGAACCAGAAGGTTGATCAGGTTTGCGGCGCTAACGCCAGTGAGTTGGGTAACGTCGATGTTCGCAATGCGCGCCGTATAGCGCCAGTCACGAAGCACCAAACCGATTTCCCACTTGAAGTGGTCACGATAGGCTTGGTAGGTATTACCTGACGCATCCTGCACAGGCCATTCACCCATGTCGCGGTGTTGGAGGCCAGTGATCTTGCCTTTCGGGAAAGTTGCGTGGCAAGTGTCCGAGCCCCAAGTGTTGATCCAAATCGAAGTGTTGGTATTGGACGTTCCACCTGCGTCAAGGACGTTATTTGCGGTCTGCGAGTTTGCGGTGTTGACCGTAGAATAGCGCGGCGCAAATCCAGTGAAGCGCTCAGGATTGATGCCCTGATTGCCATAGATCAGCGTGGACGCAACCTGCTGCGACATACCTTCGAGGAAGGCGCGAACTTCGGACAGACGGAACTCAGCGGTGTTGCCGTTGAGGTCAGCGATGTCCTTGTCGATCACGGAGTAGGTTTCGAGATTGCCGCACGTATCGACAATCTGTGCCGTGGTCGACTTAGCGTTTGGAACGCCGGTATTCAGCAAGCGCCAAGTTGCCTGAGGCAATCCGGTACGTACCGTGGTTTTGTGGCCGGTTGGAAGGTTGCCCTCCATAACCTGCATGTCGTCAAGGATTTCGTTCGTTTGGGACAAAAGCTCGATGATGGTGGCGACCTTATAGCCGTCATCCATTCGCTTCGCCCAATCAGCGTATGTAAGCGCCAATGAGCCTACAGTTGCCATAGGTTTGTTCTCCTGCGAGAGGTTGAAGTTTCAGCGTTATCTGAACTGATCGATCTGGCCATTTGCTTTCAACCTCTCTGAGGCTCGATCATTTCAAATTAGGATACATCGACGACGCAGCCGTTGGGCGCTCACTAGCTCCCGGTGACTTTTGTCCGTGAGGGCTAGGCCCACCACCTGCGACGTGTTTGGGTTCGACGAAGTTCTTGGACCATTCGGCGAGGGCGCGAATCATAGTCGCATTGTCCCCCACACCGGTTGTGTCC